GCCTCGTAGGGCATGTCTGGACCAATGCGATTGACTCCATTCAGAATTGTTTTGTTACTTATGTACAATAACTTTTCTGTGTACTTCGCTAGTCTCACGGACCCTGGTAGAGTTACGCCATGCTTTGTCTTTGACAGAGCTAGGCCATTCTCTATGTGGATCTCTCCGATCCTCATCAGGTAGCTTTCGGGACCGACCGCAATGTGGTCGTCTCCCGCAGCAGCGAAATTCCTCCACCAAAACCCGTTCCTTTGGAACTGGCGGTGGCGCCATCTTTCCTGTTGTGATTTCATAAACAGGTATGGATCTACACGAGCCAGGTGTTCTTTGAACGCCATTTCCTCGGCAACCAAGTTGTGGAGCATAAGCACCACTTTGGTCCCAGGACGGCCCATCATGACACCTTTTGTTGAAGGTGTCCTGATTCGTGAGTCATCAGGGATTACCGGACTACACAGTAGTTCGATCCACTGATCCGCCTGTTTCTCTGAAACAAAACTGGAGCCATCTTTCTTATAATGAGAACGAAGGCCATCAATGTAACCCTTGAGAAGTATCTTTGATACCTCAAGGTCACAGTGATCAGTTGCGGCGTCCATATCGGAGGATAGGATAGCAAACTCTTTGAGTTGCTTCTTAGCCTTTGGTGTCCAGCTTTCCTTGTCGAAACCGGCTACCCACTGCCAGTGGTTAGCCGATTGCCCCATTCCTGCCTTAGCGTAGGGATGGGCCTTCAAGTATCCTCCCAATTCATGGGAGATTGGCTGCAGAAGAATTGTCACGGCCCAAAGGTCTTTTGTGACGATTCTCGACTTCAAACCTCCTTCTCGGATCGTTGATCGTTCGACCGGTAGAGCCTTTATAAGGTTCCAACTCATGTCGTAGTATCCTCTATCCTGAAGGTAGACACCTGCTGCTATAAGCAGCTGGTATCCTAGGTTGTTATTCAAACCGGCCTTTGCCTCATCGAGGAACTGCCCTTGGACTTTGTCCAATACTTCCTGACCGAAGACACTCTGTGCTTCTTCTTCAGAAAGTTGGTTTGGAATTATGGATTTCCATCTAGGCACGCCTGCGACTTCGTCGTAGTCGAGTCCAAAGATTCCTTCCTTACGGTTGCTCTTTAAGGGAGCGACCTTCAGGAATTCATCGATGGCCCTTCTCATGGTAGCCGCTCGGCCACCGTCCGACCTAGCATCCTCATAAGAGGAGCTATTCGTTGGTGAGATGTGCATGTAGGTGTTCCTTTTCACACTGCCGTGGTAGTAACCACAGTCCTGTCCTACTTTGTAGGCGGCGCTGTATAGAGTTTCACCATTGGTGACTTTAACAGCGGGTGTGTAAAGGTTGACCAGATGGGTAGCCAGTGCTTCTTCGTCTTCAGACTTAGTTCCCACTGGTAATCCCCTAGTTTGGATGATGTGTGATAGTCTCGTTGCCATAGGCTTCGAACTAACGCCATTTTCTAGTGCTTCATCAAGCCAGGCTATGCCTGTATTGCTGATCTTATTGTCCACTTTGGTTGTCTTCCATCCCCAACGGGGAAATGGAGGATCAACCATGGTCTTGGACCTGGAACATTTCCACCAAACATAGTTTGTCCACTTCTTGTGGATCTTGAGTGTCTCTTCGAGACCTCTAAACTTTATAGATTGGTGAAACCACCGATTAAGGCTCTTGAGTGGTCTTGGACGGTCGGTCAACTCTGGACAGCTGCATATAAATGCGTCTTCCAGTGTATTCCATGCGTCGTCGATTCTCCTAAGAGTTTTGACATCCGGTGCATCGATAAGATGGTCGTACCGCACAGCGGTGCCTGACCAGTGAGTTACCACTTTTGCAAGGGTCTCACCCCATTTGTCCCTACGGAATTCGTCATCTGACATTGCCGATAAACATTTGGTTCTTGTTTTAAGCTTCTTAGCCGCCTTTGGCGCCCACGTTTTCAGTGGTGTATCTAAGATACTAGTAAGCGTGAAGAATTCTGAGTTATAGATTGACATCTTGAACTCCCTATGGGGATGGTTTATCAGACCAACAGAATCTTCAGACAGATGGAACGGGCTTTGCCCGTTACTGTCCAAGCTCTGGACAGCGGACTCCTTAGGAGTTCCGCCATCACCTTGTAATTTCAGGTTCACTTTCGTTCGCATCGCAATGGTTTCTCTATGAGAAATACTGTGAAGGTCGATGATTATGAGCATG